GCACTCTGGCTTTTCTCTTTTACGAGAGTTTTATAAAATGCAACAAGCACCTTACGACATGCGTGTCATTGTTGCGACACAAGAGCCGTGGGATCACGGACGCGACGTTTTGTCGCTGAAGACGTTTCCTTCAACGTCTATTCTCCGTTACGGGAGGAAAGGGGAGCACCTGTGCTCCTGTGCTAGCCACGAGCGTCATCGTAGCTTATTTACTGTAAATCTACAGTTTGTAGCACCATCGCTACTTGGCCGGACGGAATGTCCGGAGCTAAAAGTCTGCTTTAACGCAGAGAATATCTGGGAGTGTAGGCTCCCTCGCGAGATCACTGGTCTCGATAATAGGGTCGTTTTTGAACGACTCCCGAGTGTGAGGACCGCTATACGCGTCCTCAAGAAGGGAACATTTTGGTTCCCACAACTTCTGAAGAAACAGAAGCTCAAAACCTCTTCCTTCGGGAGGAGGATGGTCCGGCTACTAGCCGGTTGCTCATCTGCAGATGGGCCTGAACCGTTTGGTTCCTTGAAGGCGAGTCGAGTCTCGCCTGTGGCAGTCCAGAGACTGCGCTCTATGCTGGCAACAGCAGATGGCTTGCTCATGCAAGCAGTACTTGCTTTCCCAGGAAAGGAAGAATTCCAAGATTGGAAGAGGATTGATCAAATCCAACGTTCGCTTATCGCGAACCTTATCTCTGATTACTTCAGAGACACCGACCCGGAACGGGTCACGACCTTCGAGAAGGTCAAGAAGGTCCGTAAGGACCTTAAAGGGGAAATCTTTAACCCCATTGGGTCACCAGCAAATGTGGCCATACCGAGAGAACTCTCGGCTATGCGAACAATGTGTTCGATGATTAGGGGGAAAACCCCTCTCTCATACTTTCAAGGTATGATGCTCACTCAAACGCGAGCGGGTGGAGTTCCTCCACCATCGGTCTATACAAAGACCCTTGCCAAAACGAAGGCAGTCCTGACGGAACCGTCAGATCGCGACAGGTACAACCTGATCGCCACGCCCCTTAAAAGGGCTGTTGATCACCTTTACGGTGACTTTCTTGTTCGTCTCGGATCGACGGACAAAAGGGATGCCTTCTTCGAGGGCATCATGAAGGAAGCGAAGGTTTCGCTTTCTGACAGTGGTGAGTTCTTCACCACCACCGATGTTGGCGGCAAACTTGAAGCCGCCAGACTTGTGCTTCAGCACAATCCGGAAATACCGGAGATTTCCCTCCACACGGGGGAACCAACAGGGGTAACCCTGAAAGAAGGCCCTAATAACCAGGGCGAACGCCTATTTCACTGGGCGATTGGGCTATTCCGGGACCGGAGTAGCGTCTATGACAGGAACTGTATGTCCTGCCGAATATCCCTAGTCGCAGAGCTGGGGAAGTTTAGGACGATTACTATATCGCACCTAAGTCATGCAATTCTTTTGCATCCAATGAGTCACTTGGGACTCAAGATTCTGGAGGTTTTCCCCTCCAGTGAAAGCGGCATTGGAGCCGCAAACCATGCTTGGAACGTATTCAAGCGATTATCGCACAAGAATCCTAGTGCATATTTTCTCTTTAAAGAAGAGATAAGAACGGCCGTTTACTCGACCGATTGGGAGCAGGCCACCGACTATGGTGACCGCTATATCTCAGGAGCAATCCTGAATAGGTTTCTAAACCTACTTGGGGTGCCTAAATGGTACCGTGAGGCGATCGTCTTCGCCCTAACAGCTCCACGTCAAGTGGAGACTTTGGACAGGAAAGGCTGTCCTGTTGACTGGTTTTTCACAACCAGAGGGATCCTCATGGGGGATCCATGCACCAAAGTGGTGCTACATCTCTTCCACTTAGTTGGAAGACGTATGACGGAGGATTTACTCCATCATATTTTCAAGGAAAACGTCCTTGATGATTCCTCAGACGAGGAGGGTACATAGTACCGGAACCCTGTGCAGGGTCAATGATTTACACATAACGGTGTAGGCATACTAAGGGAGTTTGACTCCCGTACACCACCGCGAGGTGAAAGCTCACAAGCTTTTTTTTT